ATAAGTATAATATTTTTTCACGAAATCTTTGCTTTTGCTTCGGTCTTCGCTTTAACGTACTTGGTGATAGCGAGAGAAGCCATGGCGTTTCTGCGTTTAGAAGTCAAAAATTTATCTTGTAATTTTGGATCGTGAATCAAAGACAGCACGAAGTTTACAAAACCTTCGAGACGAGGGAGAATCTCCATTTCAAAGTAGGCGCGGTCGCGGTTTACGGTTATGCAATTCACGTTTTCATCGATCACGTCGTCTTCCTTAGATTTCAAGCATTCGACCAAAAACGCTTTGTCGAGATTTAGAAGGTGGAGATACGTTTGGATCTGAACGAGCTCGTAACTCGGGATTTTGCCGAAGAGACGATTTACTCTGTTCTTGATTTCGATCAATATCTTCCTGTCGCGCGTTATTCCATCGATCTTTCCTCCCATAAAATATTCGAACGAACCATGAGCAGTCTTGAGCGTTCCTAACGAGTGCCTGTAAAACGTTGAATCTTCTACGATGTCGATCTCGAGCTTGTCGCGAATGTACTTAAATACTTCCATCTCCGCGGCGTTTCCGTAAGTCGTGTAGCTCGTCTTCCTGAGTGCGTCGTCTACGACGGCCGCTACTTCTTTAGTCATGTAATTCTCTTCGGCGTACGTAGAAAAATCCGACGATATTTTTTCGTATTTAGAAGCGACGTCGGTAGACGATTGCTCGTCCTTTGATGCTATCTTCAAAAGTGTAGCGACCTTCGGATGACTTTTTTCGACCTTCTCCACGATCTCCTGATCGGTCATGAGATTGTTTCTGGACATTGCGGTTTTGTAGGATTCAGGATCGGCGCGATTCCAGAACGTCTCTACTGCGTCGGAGATTTTCTTATATCTGTTGAGACCAATCTGAGCGGCAGCCTGAGAGGCGTAGATGCACAAGTATGGTACACTCATTTTATAACTTGTAGTGTGCCTATAAATTTTTTGTTAAATTTTTACACTGATATCATGATATCGACACGTCGCTTAATTTAATAAAAAAATCTGAAATGTTATTTTAAATGTCTGAACCATATGTGTATGCTTGGGCAAAACGACGTGGTTTCTTTGGTCGCACGGGAAAGCTATCGCATCTGCTCCTCGATAAGGGCGTTCTGTGTGTTCCGGAAACTAATCACGAAGAATTCGTCAACGAATACGCTCGCGGCGTCGTTCAAGGAGGAAAACTGAGCTGCATCGTAGAATACAAAAACAAATCATTTCGAATGTTTTACGACCTCGACATCGAGGCAGACGCAAAACTCGCGAAGACGATGTCCGCTGGAGAGTTTCCGGACGACGTCCAGCGTCTCATCGAGATCATATGCGACACGACCGCGACGCAATTCCAGATACAGGGGACGATCGTCACGGTGTGCGTCTCCAATTTGCCGAAAAGAACAAAAACGGGAACGAAGATCGGAGTGCATCTTACATTTTCGAACATATTCGTAACGACGCCAATCGCGTTGTACGTTCGTGGCAAGGTCCTTGAAAAGCTTGCGTTGGAAACAAATCCGTTTTCCAACGAATGGGACGCGATCGTCGATGCGGCGGTGCACAAAGGTTCTGGAATGCGACTTCCATGGGCGGCTAAGCACGACGATCCGAAGCGTTTTTATATACCGTCGTCAAAAATCGTTCTCGACAAGCACGCCGGCATCATGAACGAAAAAATTGAACTCGTGCACTCGTTTACTTTTATTCGCGATGTCGTGTCTTCGGTATCGCTGAGATCGCCAGGGACGCTCACGAAATTACGCGACAACGTTCAGATCGACGAAGATGCATCGCCGTCGTATTCTGGAAACATCCAGAGTCCGTTGCTCGCCGAGTATGCCACGGTCATCGAAGATATCGAGAAGGAGATTCCAGACGAATACGAAGGCAAGATCACTGGAGTTATCAAATGTGAGCACGTGTTTATGTTCCGACATTCGTCGCATTTTTGCGCGAACGTTAAAAGAAAGCACAAGTCGTCCAATACATATTTTCTAGTTAGCAAAAATGGAATGAAACAGTGCTGCTATTCGCGTAAGTTTGAAGCTGTAGATATGAAAGAGGACGAGTGCCCGTGCGAGCTTTTCAGAGGCGAATTGATAGATCTTCCTCCAAAAGTGCTACACGAACTGTTCCCGGGAACCGTGACGGTTGCGAAGCCGCCAGAGATCATTTCTATAGGCATGCCGACAAACACGACGGAGTTCACGATCGACAAAATGGTTGCATCGTCGAAGAATAAGTCGGTCCCTCGTCGTTCGGCTACTAAGAAAAATACGACACAGTGGTCAAAATTTTTTTAATATGCACCCCGTGTCGCGTAAAAATTGGGTAGATAAAATGTCCTTTCATTGTAAATATGTCTACTCCTTCAGTTCCCGAGCTGCCTCAGTCGTTGGTTTTGGAATCCGATTATATCTCAGTGCCGGGACAACGCTATGCGCTCGTCTCATTTGTGGGTCCCGAATTTTGTCGCCAGAAATCCGGTAAGTTCGCGATGAAGATCCGCGGTGTCTTCGCTACTCAGGAGGAAGCGAAGGCGTTTGTGAAGAGGATCCAGCGATCTGGCGACAACATGGTCGACATCTTTCTAATGGAAATGGGAAACTGGGCTCCCGTACCGCCGGACCCTATGGGAGTCGAAACACAGGAGTATCAGGAGCAGTTCCTAAACGATCTCATGCAAGGGTATGCCGAGTCTCAGCGTTCTGCAAAAGAGGTATTTGCCGATCGGAAGCAAAAAGTCATGAAAGAAGGTCTGGATGCTCATCTCCTGCCCGAAGAGCGTCTCCCAGCCCCTTCCGGACCTCTGCCGGCTCCGGAGAAGCTGCCGAAGCTCGAAAAAACGATCGTCGAAGAGGACGAGACCGACGAAAAAGAAATTGACGCAACCGAAGCGTCCGCTAAAGTTTTTAATAGTGAAGATGTGTGGATGTCTCGCCATGACGCGGTGTAAATAATTTAACAAAAAAATATTTCAGGATGGTAGAATAAGAATGATGGTCGAGTGCGCTGATAAGTTTTTGCTGAATTCGCTCAACGAATTTTTTGAGGAAGGAGATCACCGACAAGTTATGAGCAACATTTTGAAAAATCGCACGCTGTCGCTGCGCGTTCTCGATTGGTACGTGTCGAATTATTCAAAAAAGCGTAACATCTTCTTCCTGAGCAAAGAAGGCAAACATTTCAACATATACCTGGAATATAAGGCTTCTCTAAAGAGCTATTCCAAAAAATATTTCGACCCATTTTGCCGGGGGCCGCGAGTACAATTCAAGGATCATACCGGTAAAGAATTTTCAACGACGGTGGCACAGTTGAATTTCTTCCGATGGGCAATCAAATCCGGCGTCGTTGATGAGTGCTCCAAGATTGTTGACGTCGTAGAGAACGACATGATAACATCCGTGAAACGCCGAAAGGTCGCAGAACACGACGACTCGCGTCGCGAGTTATCGAAAGCGAAAGTAAAGTCATGCCTCGTTAGTAACGTTTTGTCGCGGATTACAATTTCGTTCAACTGATGTATAGCGTTATATCGACAAATCTCAGTATAAAATACATTTGTTATTGTAAACAACAACAATGTCAGAGCCACTCCTAGCATCGATCGGAACTCGCCGCTTTTCGGCATTTCCGATAAAATATCCAGACCTTTTCGCGATGTATAAGAAGTCCGTGTCCACATTTTGGACCGTCGAAGAAGTTCAGCTCAACCAAGACGTCGTCGATTGGAAAAATCTAAATGACGATGAACGTTATTTCATCAAGCATGTCCTCGGGTTCTTTGCTGGCTCGGACGGGATCGTTATGGAGAACCTTGCTAGCAACTTCTCGATCGAAGTTACGGATCCGTCGGCACGTCTTTTTTATGCTTACCAGATGTTCAACGAAAGCGTTCATTCGGAGATGTACAGTCTCCTTCTCGACGCACTGATCGAAGACGAGACCGAACGCAACGGACTTTTCGAAGCGATCGAAACTTTTCCGGCCGTCGGCAAGAAAGCGGCGTGGGCCCAAAAGTGGTTGAATGCGGACAAGCCTTTTGCCGAGCGGCTCGTCGCCTGGATCTGCGTGGAAGGACTACTGTTCTCCGGATCGTTTTGCGCTATCTTCTGGCTACGCAATCGGGGAGTTAT